CTACAAGCAAATAGAAAAAACCGTAATGGACGCATATATCCACTAAACATCATGGAAGGCGAAGTTAATCGCTACATGAATGAAGTTGTTAAATATAATCGCGGTTATGGTGAGCTTGGACATCCACAGGGTCCATCAATTAATCTTGATCGCGTATCGCATATTATTACAGAGCTTCGTCGTGATGGCGATAACTTCATTGGTAAAGCAAGACTTACTGATACTCCAATGGGTAACATTGCCAAAGGACTATTGAAGTCTGGTGCTAATCTTGGTGTATCTTCACGTGGTATGGGAACACTAACACCAAGCAAAGATGGTACAATGACTGTTGGACCAGATTTTCGCCTTGCAACTGCAGCTGATATTGTTGCTGACCCTTCTGCTCCCGATGCTTTCGTAAAGGGAATTATGGAAGGTGTAGAATGGGTATACGACCCAGTTAAAGATTCGTGGCATGAAGAGAAACTAGATAATATGAAAAAGGCTATGAATAAAATGACGGTCAATCAGATCGAAGAAAACAAATTAGCCATTTTTGAAAATTACATTTCCTCTTTAATGTTCAAGAAATAAAATTTATAAATAATTTAAATTACAAAGGGAGACCTTAAAATGAGTATTGAAAAAAATCAAATCGAAGTAGAAAAGGTAGAAGAAGAAATGGAAGACGAAATCAATGAAGGTTCTCTTGCAATGGATTCTTTGAAACCAAATTCAAGGTCAGCTGGTTCTGATCCTAAGTCTCGTATCGAGATGATGGTTTCAGTTCTCAAGGGTATTGATGCTATGCCAAAGAGAGACTTTGTCAAGTGGTTCGAAGGTCAGCAAGCTGTATTCGGTCCAGGTAAGGATTACGGCGTTGGCGATAAGTCAGGATCAAATCAAGCTTCTGTTGACATGACAACTGGTAAGGGTCCAAAAACTCGTGACGCTATGCCAAAGCTCAATGTCCGTGAAGACGTTGAAGAAATGTTCTCTGGTTCAGATCTTACTGAAGAGTTCAAAGAAAGAGCTTCTACGCTTTTTGAAGCAGCTGTTTCTGCTCGCATCATTGCCGAAACTGCACGTCTTGAAGAAGAGTTTGAAACAAAACTCGAAGAGTCAGTTGCAGAAATTAACGAAGAATTAACATCCAAGATCGATTCATATCTCGATTATGTAGTTGAAGATTGGATGAAAGAAAATGAAGTAGCTATTGAATCAACTCTCCGTAACGAAATTATGGAAGAGTTTATTGGTGGTCTTAAAGGATTGTTCGCTGAACATTATATCGACGTTCCACAGGAAAAGATTGACGTTATTGAGTCACTCGCTTCTAAGGTAGAAGAACTCGAGTCAATGCTAGACGAACAAATTTCTGAAAATGTAGAAATCAAGCGTTCGTTAATTGACGCTGGTAAAAAAGAAGTTTTAGAATCTTTCGTAAATGACTTAGCACTTTCTCAGCAAGAGAAATTTAAGGCATTCGCAGAAGGTATCGAATTTGATGGCGATTTAGACACTTATGCAAATAAGCTAAACATCATTAGAGAAAACTACTTTGTTGAAAAGAAAGCTCCAACTTCTACCAATATTGAAGAAGAAACTTTCGAAGTTGAGTCAAATGCTAATGTAACAAACATTGACCCATCTGTTAACAGATATGTTCAGGCTATTTCTAGAACAATTAAAAAGTAAACAAATATAAATACTATTACCCAATTAGTTAGAGAAAGGGAGACAAAAATGTATCTAGCTGAGGAAATTCAAAAAAAGTGGACACCAGTACTTGACCACGATGGTCTTGGTACAATTAAGGACTCACATCGCCGTTCAGTAACAGCAATTATGTTGGAAAATACTGAGAAGGCATTAACAGAATCCGCTGCTCATGGTCAGTATCAGACTTTGTCTGAAACTGCCTATACTTCTGCAGTGCCAACAAACGCAATGGGCGGTTCTTCTTCAACTGCTGGTAACGGTGGTATCGATACTTTCGATCCAGTATTGATTTCACTCGTTCGTCGTGCAATGCCAAACCTTATTGCCTATGACATCTGCGGCGTTCAGCCAATGACAGGTCCAACTGGTTTGATCTTCGCAATGCGTTCGAAGTACACTGATCAGTCTAATGGTAACGGTGGTTACGTCGGCAACCAAGACAACGAAACATTTTACAACGAAGTCAATACTGCCTTCTCTAATCCAAATGTTGGTGGCGGCAATCAGATCGGTAACAACTTCACTGGTACAATTCCAGGCGATACTGGTACCACTAAGTTAACAAGCCTTGCAAACTATAACACTGGTGGCGGTATGAGTACAGCTCAGGCTGAAGCACTCGGTACTGGTTCTAGCGTTGACTTCTCACAGATGGCTTTCTCAATCGAGAAGGTAACTGTTACTGCTAAGTCACGTGCTCTAAAGGCAGAATACTCAATGGAACTCGCTCAGGATCTTAAGGCTATTCATGGTCTCGATGCTGAATCAGAGCTTTCAAACATTCTCGCTGCTGAAATTCTTGCTGAAATCAACCGCGAAGTTGTTCGTACAATCAACATCACTGCTGAAGCTGGCGCTCAGGACAACACAACTACTGCTGGTGTGTTCGACCTTGACACTGACTCAAACGGTCGTTGGTCAGTTGAAAAGTTCAAGGGTCTTATGTTCCAGCTTGAACGCGAAGCTAACCAGATTGCAAAACAGACTCGTCGTGGTAAGGGTAACATCGTTATCTGCTCTTCGGACGTAGCTTCCGCATTGCAGATGGCAGGTGTTCTCGACTACACGCCAGCTCTTAACAGCAACAACCTTCAGGTAGACGATACAGGCAACACCTTCGCTGGTGTTCTCAACGGTCGCCTTCGTGTTTACATCGACCCATACGCTCTCGGTGGTAACTATTTGACAGTAGGTTATAAGGGTTCTTCAGCATTCGATGCTGGTCTCTTCTATTGCCCATACGTTCCACTACAGATGGTTCGTGCAGTTGACCCTGCATCCTTCCAGCCAAAAATTGGCTTTAAGACTCGTTATGGCATGGTTGCAAATCCATTCGCCGAAGGTCTTAACAAGGGCAATGGTGTGCTTGGTCTTTCAACCAACAAGTACTATCGTCGTATTATTGTAAATAATTTGATGTGAGGATTGAAACCTTCCTGATTCAAAGGGAAGGTAATACAAGACGGTTTCAAGCCGCAAACTGGGGAGCTTTCGGGCTCCCCTTTTTTTTATTGACTTTTTTCTAGAATACCGTATAATCACATATGTGCCCATGATAATAAATAGTAGTAATCATGGAGAACAAATATGTCAGCATTAGACAACATACCTACAAATAAGAATTTCCTTAATCCATTAAACTTTACTTTTGTTCTAAAGAGATCACCAAATCTAAACTTCTTTGTACAAAGTATCAATATACCTAATTTCTATTTGACAACATATGAAGCTCCTTCACCAACACTTATTATTCCCTATGCAATGGGTCATATCACTTATCAAGATTTGCACGTAACATTTAAGGTTGATGAGGATTTCCAAAACTACATGGAAATCTATGATTGGTTAAAGGCATTAGGGCAGATTCAAACACCTGCAGAATATAAAAAATTACAAGATAATCCTAAGTCTTCGGGGCAAGCTTTGAAATCTGATATATCTCTTATCATCAGCGATTCTTTAAAAAACCCAAATTACGAGATAACATTTGTAGATTGTTTCCCTACAGCTCTTGGTGAAGTTAACTTTCAGACAACAGATGAATCTGTTAATTACGTATCAGCTACTACTGTGTTCAAATACACTTATTTCAATATAGCAAAAATATAGCTTTACTTTTTTTGAAAAATCAGGTATAATATAATTATAATTTGGTTTTTGAGGATATTATGTTACTTGAACAGATACAAGATGAGTGGGCTAAAGACTCCGATATTGATAAAACAGAGCTTGGTGAAGAGTCTCTAAAGATACCAAAACTTCATAATAAATACTTTCAGATCTTTTCTAAAGAAAGACTTCTACTTAGAAAATACGAAGCTGACTTGAAAAAATTGAAGCTTGAGAAATACGAATTTTATACACAAGGACCATCAAAAGAAACAAAAGATAGAGATTGGGAATTACCTGCAAAAGGCATTATCTTAAAACAAGAAATGCCAATGTATCTTGAAGCCGATAAAGATATTATTGAATTATCTCTTAAGATAGGCTATCAACAGGAAAAGGTAGAGTTCTTAGATTCTATTATTAGAAGTCTTACTAATAGAGGTTTCCAAATTAAAGCAGCGATTGATTGGTATAAATTTACCATGGGAGCATAATGGATATTATTAAAGTCGAAAAATTCGACGAAGTATACAACAAGATATATTGCGAGCCTGGAATTGGTTATGAATTGAACGAATATTTTACGTTCGAAGTTCCTGGTGCTAAATTTATGCCTGCTGTTCGGAATAAATTCTGGGACGGTAAGATAAGAATGTTTAATACTATGACTTGTTTATTATATGCAGGTCTTAACAAATATATTGAAGAATTCGCAAAAGCTAGAAATTATCAAGTTGAATACATTTCTGATTTTTCGGCTGATGAATTTTCCGTAAAAGAAGCAAATGAGTTTATAGATTCATTAAATATACCTGAGAAGTTTGAACGACGCGATTATCAAGTTGATGCATTTGTTTATGGTATACGTAACAGACGAGCATTGATGCTTTCCCCTACAGCGTCAGGCAAGTCATTCATAATTTATCTTATTACGAGGTACTATGCTAAACGCACTCTTATTATCGTTCCAACTACTTCTTTGGTCAGTCAACTTGCTTCTGATTTTGCCGACTATGGTTTTAAATCTGATAAGTTTATACATAGAATCTATGCAGGACAGGATAAACAGACAGATAAACCAATCACAATCTCAACATGGCAGTCGATTTACAAACTTCCTAAAACATATTTCGAACAGTTTGATGTGGTCATAGGCGATGAAGCACACTTGTTTAAAGCTAAAAGTCTTACAAGTATTATGTCTAAGCTTTGCGGCTGCGCATATCGTTTTGGTTTCACTGGTACTCTTGACGGAACTCAAACTAATAAACTGGTACTAGAAGGTTTATTTGGACCTGTAAAACAAGTTACGACAACATCGGAACTTATTGAACAAAAGCACTTGTCTAATTTCCGAATAAAGGCTATAATATTAAAATATAGCGATGAGATTAGAGAGCAGCTTAAAAAAACAAAATATCAAGAAGAGTTAGATTTCCTAGTTCGTAATGAGGCACGTAATAGATTCATTAAAAATTTAGCTCTTTCATTAGATGGTAATAATTTATTATTATTTCAATTTGTAGAAAAACATGGACAAGTGTTGTATGACCTAATAAAGTCAGAGGCACAAGTTCCTGTCTTTTTCGTACATGGCGGAGTTGACGGTGATGAACGTGAAGAAATACGTAGAATTGTACAACAGAAAGAAAAATCTATTATTATCGCTAGCTCGGGAACTTTCTCCACAGGTGTTAACATTCCTAACTTGCATAACATTATATTTTCTAGTCCTTCAAAATCCAAGATTCGAAATTTACAATCAATTGGTCGCGGGTTGCGAAAGTCTGGTGGCAAGTATATGGCAACGCTGTATGATATTGCTGACGATCTAACATGGAAGAATAGAAAGAACTTTACAATACTTCATTTTGTCGAGAGAATGAAAATTTATAATGAAGAGAAATTTGACTATAAAATATATCAGGTAAATTTAAAGGATTAGTAATGGTAAAAGCAAAAAGGCATTACGTCAACAATAAAATGTTGTACGAGGAGATGGTTAAGTTTAAACAGAAAACAGAAGAAGCAGCAGCTGCTAATAAACCTTTGCCTAGAGTGCCGAATTATGTTGGTGAATGTTTTTTGATGATATGTAATAAGTTATCAACTAAACCAAATTTTATGAATTATTCATATAGAGATGAAATGATTGCCGATGCTATTGAGAATTGTGTTTCCGCAGCTCATAGTTTTGATCCATCTAAATCGACTAATCCTTTTGCTTACTTTACACAGATAGCTTGGAATGCTTTTATTAGACGTATTCAAAAAGAGAAAAAACAAGCATATGTCAAACATAAAAATTTCGAGTATAGTAATCTTATGGATGAATTGCTTGAAGAAAGTCATATGACTGGTAAAAGTTATCATAATGAATACTCGGATGAAATTATTAGAAGCTTTGAACAAAAAATAGTTAAAACAACAAAAAAAACAAAAACAGGCGTTGAAAAATTTATAGAGGATGAATCAAATGAAGAACCTACATCTAGTTCCAGTTAATGTTCAAGATCTTATTGAAAAGATGCTTGATAAAAATATCAGAGAAAATGAACATCAAAATTATGTACTTCGCGTAGAAGCTATTGTTGAATTCTGCGAAGAAGCTTTACGTAAAAACAATAATAGAATTTCAGCTGTTCCTTTTAAGAAAGCCCGTAAATGAAGTTAGCTTTAATTACGGATACTCATTGGGGAGTAAGAAATGACAATGTTGCATTTATGGACAATAGCAAGAGGTTTCTTGATCAGATTTTCTTTCCATATATCAAAAACAATGGAATATCTACGGTAGTTCATCTCGGTGATCTTGTCGATCGTCGTAAATATATCAACATAAACACTGCTCGGCGTCTGAGAGAAGATTTTCTTACGCCTCTAAAAGAACGTAATCTTGACGTTCATATCATTGCTGGCAATCATGATACATACTTCAAAAACACGAACGAAGTAAATGCATTGAGAGAACTGCTGCCTTCATATCCGTTTAGAATTTATGACAAGTTTCCACAAGAAGTAGAATTCGACAACACAATCGTTTTAATGACACCATGGATCTGCGATGAAAACAGAAAACAATCACTCGAAAAGTTCAAGTCAACACCCTCCCAGATCATCATGGGACATTTGGAACTCAGTGGCTTCGAGATGTACAAAGGCTCTATGGTCTCGCACGGTGATGATCGCAGAATCTTTGAAAGATTTGATACTGTCCTTTCTGGCCATTATCATCATCGTTCTAGTGATGGCAGCATTCACTACCTTGGTAATCACGGTGAGTTCACTTGGAGCGATTATGATGATCGTAAAGGGTTTCACGTCTTGGATACAGAAACAAGGGACTTGACTTTTATCGAAAACCCATATAGAATATTTGATAAGGTTTGGTATGATGATCTGACCAAGAATCCAGATGAAATTGATACTGATTTGTATAAAAATAAGATTATCAAAGTTATTGTTACAAATAAAACTAATCCCTACAAGTTTGATATGTTCATAAACAAGCTCGAAAAAATTGGCGTGATTGATATGCAAATTGTTGAAGATCATTTGAATATTGCTCTTGAGGATGATTCAAACATTGTCAATGAAGCAGAATCGACTATTGACATCTTCAAACATCACATTGACCAGATAAATATTGCAAATCTAGATAAGAAGAGACTCGAAAATACTATCGTGGATCTTTACAATGAGGCATTGACCATAGAATGATTTTATTCAAAAAGTTGAGATGGAAAAACTTTCTATCTACTGGTAATCTTTTCACAGAAATAGATCTCAATAAGTCATCAGCAACTTTGATTGTTGGCGAGAATGGTGCTGGGAAGTCAACCATTCTCGATGCACTTACA